TACAGTACAATACTCAATTTTCTAGATAACCGTGAAGATAGTTCAATAGATTATAAATTTAGTACTATAAAAAATGATATTCGTATCTCATTAACTGAATACTTCGATGTACATACTTCGTATTTCAATCAAGAGCCGGTTGAAACAGAATACGGTAAGCATTTTTTAAGCTATAGTCCGGATGATTTACCTACAGATAATATTTTTCTCTCTAGTAACACTGAGTTAGTATCAGAGGTATTTGAGGGTTATAGTGAAGTTTTAAAGTTATATTTAGAGGCAGATAGTATTTTTGATAATAAAAGAACCCTTACAGAAAAATATATTGGTACGGACTTTTATTATATTTCTTCAAATTCAACAGGTGAATATGTATATGATATTCTTGTAAAAGCAGAGCAACCGTATAGTAATTTTTTAAATCAACAGCACCCGACTACAGCTAGTGTATTTGCTAATAAAATAAGTACGAAACGAGAAGCAGGATTTTTTAAACCTACAAATACAGGTATCAATGTTATACAAGCACCAGCTGTTGACTTTGAATTAAGCAAGCAATACGACCCTGATAGTCTTTATATATTCCCCGATCCAAAAGTATTTACTAATAATCAAGATATACTTGTCTTTAATATTGAACCTAGTGATTTCTTTAAAAATATTTCTAGTGGCGTAGCTAAATTACAACCTAATACAAGTAAGGAAGATACATCTTTTATAGGGTATAGTTCTAAATTCGACGAAAGAACGGAGAATACTGATTTAGCATTTCTATTTGATCAAGGTTATATAGATGACAGTAAGAGAGATCTTTTTGGAAATATTTTTGGTTTAGTAAAAGATAACAATCAATTTAGAGATAATGTAACTTTTAAAAATACCCCTATTGTAAAAAATCTTATATTAAATGGTTATCAATTTTATGATAGTTTGTACAACGAAGGATTTAACTTTAACTATAATACTGTAGATGCTACTACCTTTACTGAAACAAAAAGATCAGGTCTATCTTCGTTTACAAACGGGTTAACTGCGCGTGAAACATCACCATATTTTCCGTCTTCAGCATATAATATTTTCTTTAGATATTTTTGTCCTTATGAAGAGCTTATCGAGCCTACATCTACCAATGTCGATTTTATAAACAGTAGTATTGATACAGCAGGCGTTATAGATGGTGCATATTTTATGAGATCAGATTCAGGGTTTTTACCAGATCCCATCTCTTCAGATTTAAGCGCATTTTCTAATACAAGTCAACAATTTTACTACTCCGATTTAATAGAAGGTGGTATCGCTAGTGTAAGTAATTCTTCTATACAACGTGCTCTAATAGACGATACCACAGCTTTTACTGAAAGTTTGACTGGTAATTTTTCCTTAAGTCTTCAACTTACCGGTTTAAATAGTTTATACAGTAGCTACGAAGGTGGTAGATTTACTGACAAATTAAACTTTGAATATAATTTAGAACCTGAAAGCTACTTTTATGATGGTACTGTTTTAGAGACAACTACTGTAGTTAACAATACGTCTACTAATTTTGATAAATTTAACTCTAAAAATCTACAAGGTAAGATTTACGTCAAAAATGTATCAACTAATGAAGGTGGAGAGATTTTTAATTTAATACCGTACCTTTCTTCAAAGTATAACACTACTATTACAAACGAACTTTCAAGTAAGGTTTTAAATTTTGATTTAATGTATGATACGTTATTCGTACAGACAAGTAGCTTCTTTGTAATTGAGCAATTAAAATTTGAAAACGGTAAATTTAAGGAACCGTTTAATGATAATATTTCACTATCTATTAATACGAATGATTTCGATAAATTAAGTAATAGATTTAAAAAGGATCTTAATGTATATTACTACAAGCTTAATGTAGAACGGGATTCTACACAAACTAAAACATTATCCGTCTATCCTGAAATATACCAGTATAGTTATACAGCTAAAACCAATACTAAGATATTTCCAAAAAATAATTTAGAGCTTAGTAATAATATTAATAGATTTATTTTATCGGGATATGACGTATTATATGATAAGGTTGATACACCTATTATTACATATAGAGGAGATTTAGATTTATTTAATTTAAGTTATCTAGTGAAGGATCAAAATATGTCACCGGTTATAGCTAGTCATAACTTTTTTGTAGATAATAATAGTAACGTAGCATTTGTAAGAGATGACTACGTAAGAGCTGTTCATGATAATAAGACATTTACATTTGAAAATACTGATACAATAAATTCGTTTAGCTTTAATTTGAGCTCCAAACCTTTAACTGTTAGTAATAACTCCTTGGTATTATGAATACATACAATATTTCTCTTTCAACAACCTCAACATCGTCAACTTCTAATTACGAAACTATTGATCTCTTTGATCAAACAGAAGTAACAATAGATTTAAGTAGTATTTTTTCAGAAGTATTTCCATATTATGTTGTTATAGACTGGGGCGACGAATCTGAGATTTTTGAGCCTGAAATAAAGACGTTTATAAATTATAGAACAGAGAGTATAATAAATGAAATTACAAGGGGTGTTTCACCACCGTTTCTCAATACAGATTATAAACATATTTACTATCCCTCTCCAGATAGTTTAGTAAAATCACTAACATTAAAAATTGGTATACAATACACTACGGGAGAGATTACTCAATTTATTATTCCACTCGATATTCGAACTGAAGGTTATTATGAAAATATTAGAGATGTTAAACTCGAAGGTGTGAAGATAATTAACAATGTTAATCTCGATACTACACTACATTTAAGAACAGAGATAGGTAACTATATTGTTGAAACTACAAATAATACTAATGCAGATTCATTTACCTCATTTGTTGTAAATGATGTAGGGGAGAATTTGCAAAAAGTAGAGAGTGAAAATGAAAACGTTATAGTAGATGATAGGGGCGGTACCGAAGTCATTATTGTTGAGTAATTTGATTCTTTAAAACATAGATAATGGCTTAAATATATAGTAATGAGTTCAACTACTGTAAGTTTAAGTACATATAAATCTAGTGATACAGATTTATGTATAGACTCTCTTAACTTAAAGCAGTTTAGAAGAACGTATGCTGGTAACTTTTCTTTCAATTTTATCTCGGCGCTTTCAGGTACGGTAGACTTTAAAAATAAAAACTATACAGATTTTTACCTTACCAGTTTAAATACTCTAGAAAAATTTATTGAATTTAAATCAGAAAAATTAAAACCTAACTCTATCTATACCTCACTACAATTCTCTAAGTGTAATGGGGCAGGTAGCTATCTTAAGTTTATAGGAGACATTAGATCTGGATATTTTGAAGAAAGTGATAAATTTGTAGACCTGCAGTTTTATGGAGCGACTGGTTTTAGTGATGAACAAAATGACAGCTCTACGTTATTTAACATTGAATTTATAGATGGGTTTTACTGCTCTCTATCCTATATTAAGAATAATAAAAAATACTACCTAGTGGCTACAGACGACACTGAGAAGGATGGTACTATACCTGTTATATTTGTAAGTGGAAATAAACTCAACAGGGAAAGTAGAAAAATTGAGTATATTCTTACTAAAGCAGGTGACACGCAGTATTTAACTTTTCTAGTTAAAAAAGGTGGTAAGAAGTATATAATAAGAAAGCATAAGAATAAGTTAGCAGGTCAGGTTATAGATAAATTTGAAAACATAAACTATTTATATATTAATGGTACATCAGCTAAAATAATTTTTAATCAAAGCACTATAGTAAGAGACCCGACAAATACATCGTTTGTTGAATATACGGATACAGAATATTTAGTAAATACAAATAAAAGTTCATTTGATATAGAATCCAATTATCTTTTTTATAAAAATAGTAGCACTGATAAAAGCACATTTAATGTAATAAATTTAAAAAATATATCTGACACGGCAGATAGTTATACATCTTCTAATAACTTGCTTAGTTCTGATAACGACTTAGTCTTTAACGACAAAATAAGAAACTACACTTCTATATATAATGATATAGATGCAGAAGAAGATTCATCTCTAGAGTTAAATTTTGTAACATACAACCTCTCCTATAAAATAACTCCTGGCTCAACTTCGTTTACTGCACCTTCTTCTCTCAACCCCTTTGGTAAACTCAATATTAATGATACAAAATTTGTAGAGTCAGGATCCTTTGCATTTCCATACCCGTATTTTGCAGATAGGGTATACAAAAAGCTAGACAATATACCTGTTACCGAAGGACAATATCTTTGTACTTGGCTTTCGGGTATGCCCGGTGAAGAGGGAATTTGGGTTGATAGATACTACTACCCTGACTTAGTCTCTAAAGCGACTGCTTTAGGTGGTAAACCTATTTATAATATTACTTACGACGATGCTATTGAAAATCTTATTGAGAGTAATTCTAATTTAAAAGCTTCTGTTACTAATAAGTTATTTTTTGATAAATTAAGCGATCTTACTTTTGAACCTAGAAAGGAATATATTTACAAACGAATAAAAAATATAAAGGAAGTAGATGAGCAAATGCAATTAAAATATTGTGATCTACGACAGCAAGAAAGAAGTGCACCTAATTACTATAAAACTATTAACACAAACGGAGGCTATACATTAGCGTTTAAGTTTTTTAGCAATGATTTCTCTATAACATCTCATGTAAATGAAATAGATGCAGGTATAGCCATTGAGAAAGTTGGTACAAATTTAGATTTAAAATTTAAGTTTTTTGACAATGCGTCTAATCTGTATGAAACTTATAATAAAACGGTTACATTATCCGACCTAACTAATAACGATCTTTATATATCCTTTAATAATTTTACAGGTATAGGTATAGTTTATCTAAATACTGTTGAGATTTTTAAATATAATGTATTAACATTTCAGTATACAAATAAACAAATATTATTCGGAGATATAAATTTAAATAGTGAGGATTTTAATGGAGATATTCTTCTATCAAACATTACCGCTAATAATGCTATAAGTAATTTATTTTTATCCTTACAACCTTTATCTCTAGAGGATGAAATTGTAACTGTATATACGAGAAATATAAATAAAGTAGATGATATTTATATTTCTCTACCCTGTGGTATGAGAAATTATTCTGACAACATCGATACGCTTAATACTCTGGGAGCTAATTTAAAATCAAAATCTAACGTTGTTGATATTAATATTGATAATTTAAATATTACTGATTTAGATATATTAAATCAAGTTAAAAATAATTTACTTGCCGGTATACATACGAGTTTGCCAGCTACAACAGTAATAAACAAAATAAACTTTAAAAATTTTAAATGATAAACTATTTTAAATATACTCCTGGTAACGCATTTACACTTAGTGGTGTAGATTATAGTGGTTTTGTAAATATTGACGACGGAAGACCGTTTACAGGGCGTGTTAAGAATTCTTTATCGGTAGAATTAAGTTCTAAAAATAACTTTCTCTCAATAAGTATACTTGATAAGCGGGAGTTTGATAACTCACCAACTGCATTTACAACTAATACAGTAAAAAGTTTAGAGTACTCACCGAGAAATGTTCTTAGTAATGATTTTTTAAAGAAAAATTTTAATATACTCTATAAAAATAATCTCTCTCTTTTTAGCTTAGGGCAAGTATATAATAACTCCCTCTTAGACACAACTAATTTTAAAGACGAGCAATCATTTGGTGGTTTTTTTGGTCTATCCTCTACTACTATAGACGAAAGGAACGATGATTTTAAAACATTAAAAAACTTTAATAGAACGTATCAAATAGATCCATTTAAGGGCGCGGATGAATCTAGATTTCCAGATCTTTCTGCACTAGACGATACAAAAAAAGTTTATGTTGAGACATTTGACGACGGGTTTGTATATACTGCTACTACAGACACGAAAACGATTGCTTATAGTGGGTGTTTTACCGGTCAAATCGAAAAAATTAGAAATACTGCAGTTCAAAATGATGTAAGTAGGTTAAAAAGACTAGATGTTGATAAAGCAAATGGCTTAATTTTTTCTCCTACGTTAGAAGGGGATGATTTAAATTATACAAATATATATGATAGAGATATTTTCAGAGCATGTACAAGATTAAAGTTGGTTGATAAGATCAAAACATCGGATTTTTTAGTTCATAATAATAATATTAGCTTTGGCAAAAATTACAAGGTGGTCCAGGTAATAGATAATGAAAATAATGTTAAATTAGAAATTTCTCCTAATACCACTAGTGAGATTCTTGCTACTATACCTATTTCAAGCTTAGATAATGCGGAATACGTTCAAGCTGAGTCCAGATATACAGATGATTTGTTACTAATAGTGACTAAGCCTTTAAGTAATATCCAAAGTTTCAACGCTTATTTTATAGATATACCGGAATTTATATTAAATGGTGTAATTCCTGAACCTAAGGTAATACCAAGGGTTAGTTTTAGCTCAAAATACACACCTCCAGCTAACAATAATGCTGCTTTTACTGTTTTTGGTACTCCAACGATAGAAAGCAGCCAGCGACTAGGAATTTCTCAAACAGAGGGATACTACTTCCCTTTATTTAATAATAAGTTTGCTGTAAGTGAGTTTAGCTTATCAGAGCCTCGTGAAATTACCTTAATAGTTCGCGATCCAACTACTAATGAGCCTTCGGAAGTGGGACCTTTTTATTATGCTAGTGATTATATAGCTGTTAATCCGGTTATAAATGGTGAAGCGCGCTATCCAAACGGTCTATTAATTTATTATAATAATAATTCTATAATTAATTTGGATGTATCATTTTCTGATTATGATAGTAACTTATTTACATTACAAGATAATGGTAATATAACAGAGCGAATGATAACTAATCCAGACCCTGTTATTTCTTTCCTTGATCCACGTGATTTATTACTACCTCCTGATATTCTTTTTAATTCAGCGTATAAATTTAACACAAATAACTGGAAGTTTAATACTAATTTACTTGAGTCGAATCGATTATCTGTTCTTAACATACATACAGATACTTTTAAAGATAAAACCTATATATACTTTCATAATGTTGGTAGACTTTATTTTACTACAGACTCCTTTAATAAAAAACGATTAAGTTTAGTTCCTGCTGATTTAAAAAGCTTTTTTGATCCAAATATTTTCGATACTATATGCGAAACAGGTCTAGGAATAAATTTAAATGTTTTAATTCAAGATATATTACGCGACACTATTAATATATATAACAACTTTACAAGAATACCAACAACAGATACTGTTCCTGGTATTAATGGGGATGTTCCGGGGGTAAGAGTGTTTGGTGACTATAAGATACCTACTCCATTAGAGATAGATACTCGCAACTTTTACTTTCATAGTAATGAAAGTGTAAACTACTTATCTATTAACAGAGTTTTTAGTAAATTATTTGAACTTCAAAAAACTATTTACGATAGCATTCTTAGCAGCTAACATAAATATATTATATGTCGGCGAGTTTAGAAAATCAATTTATCTCAGATAGATATACTTCCCTTCTTCATTTAAGTGCTAGCTCACTTACAGGAGACTTAGAATATGTATATGATGGTCTGGGTAATCAAGCTCCTATCCAAGTAAGTACTAATAAGGTCGTTATTAACAACGTCGAGCAACCTATTGCTTCAACTCTTACTAAGCTATTCGATATAATATTTCCAGTTAATTCAATATATCTTACAGCCGAAAATGTTAATCCTAGTACAACATTCTCAGATACAGTTTGGGAATTAGTTTCTGAAGGTAGGTATTTAGCAGGTGTCGGTACAGGTAGTGATAAAAATGGTGATCAAGCAACAATTAGCAAAGGCTCTAATTCAGATATTGTTGGTGAATATGAACATTTATTAACTATTGATGAGATGCCTAGTCACTCTCATGATCAGAATAATCGTATTGAAAGAACAGATCAGTTAGTTGATCGCAGTCTTGGAATCCCTGTACAACGCGGAAGATCCGATGATATCGATGATGGTAATAGTAGCTTATCAACTAAAACAACATCTACAGGTGGCAGCGATCCACATCATAATAACATGCCACCTTACTATGGAGTATACGTTTGGCGAAGAACATCTTAATAAATTTTAGCAATGCCAGATATTACAATAGTAAAGATAAAAGTGAGACGTGGATCAGATGATCAACGTAAGAAATTAGTATTAGATCAAGGGGAGTTAGGTTATACTATCGATACTAAAAGAGTGTTCGTAGGTGACGGCTCTTTATCTGGTGGTAATGTTGTAGGTAATAAAAACTTCGGTGTTTTTAATTTAGAATCTGGACTAGGTAATGTCGCAGGCGCACAAATTGGAGATATAGGATACGCTAACTCTAAACTATACGCGCTCACTGCAAGTGAGTATGACTCTTCACTTACTGGATGGTCGTATATAGGACCTGCATTAGATAATGAAAATATTGAATTTACAGCTTCAAATACACTAACTGTTAAGCAAAGCTCTTTAGATGCAAATGATATAACTAATTCTACTTTTGGTAGTGGGTTAGTAAGAGATGGTAGTGCAATTTCTATAGATTTTAATTCTGATTTCTTAGAGCTTTCTGCATCAAAACTATCACTTAAAACTAGCTCCATAACTGAAAGAGAGATTAAAACAACAGCGTTATCAAGCGGATTGGTTGGTGGAGCTGGTACCCCTTTAAGAGTAAACGTTGGTGAAGGGTTAGAATTTGATAATTTAAAGCGACTACAAACTACCACAGCAAGATCTAATTCAGTAGCTTTTAGTTCTTTTAGAAATGACATTTTCGGGCAAGGGTTAATTTACAACAACACTACTAATAAAATTCAAAATATTTTATCTGGAGTAAACGCAGAAAATTTAGTGTTAAACGGCAGCCGGTTATCTCTTATATCGAATGGCGCAGCCGGTGTGTACGAAATGCCTCAGCTTTCGTTAAATGATTTCGGGATATCAGATACACCTCAGTCTACTTTCTTTGATTGTTTAACAGCTACAACGTTAACAGGTGCTGATTTTGTTCCTGTAGGTGCTATATTACCACATGCTGCTGCTATAGGTAAAGTACCTGAGGGATATTTACTCTGTAATGGTCATTCTTTGCAGCGCACAGCTTATGGCGAGCTTTTTGATGTTATAGGTACGGATTACGGTAATACAGATGCTAATGACTTTAGATTACCTAATTTAACTGGTGGTAATGTATTGCAATATGGTACAGGAGGGGTACCTGGTAGTTCTCAATCCTGGTATTTAACTGGTAGTCAAACAGATACTTCTGCTGCTACTTTAACTGCTGTTGCCACTAACTATATAATTAAGACCACATCTATTGAAACTGGCTTCTTTGCTGGTGCTCCTAATCAAATATCAGAAGGGTTTAGGCATAATGGCACAATTTACTCTGCTACTGATTCAGACGGTACTGCGCATACTCTCAGCTCAGCGGGATTCCTAACATTAGCTTTATCTGGTCAAACACGAAACAATGGCGCTACTTTTGATAGATATGCAATTCCAATTTTTAACTACTAAAATAAATCATGGCTTCAATTGAAATACTAGAAAACACTCTCTTAAAACTGCTGGTACGTAGAGGTACTAACCAAGATAGAAAAAATATTACCTTAGATGAAGGTGAATTAGGATACGCTTCTGATACTACGCGGTTGTTTATAGGAGATGGTACTACTGTTGGAGGAAATTTAATTGGTAATAAATTTTTAGGTAGTAGACCTGATATTACTCTCGAAACTGGTGAAATAAATGATCTAGCTTTCGATAATGATAATAATACTTTGCAGCGTATTAAGCAGAATAATGGCTCAAATGCTTCTGATTGGGAAACAGTATCAAATTTATTAAGTTCAGGTAATACATCTATTGTAATTGACGCTTCCCAGCGCGCAACTGTAGGTACTCTTTCTGCCGGTAATTTTTCAGCTGATGCACTAGGTAGCAGTATTGAAATTAATACAAATAGAATAGCTTTAAGTAGTAGTATTAGTATTAATGAGATTAGGCAACGTACTGTTGATGCTACTAGCTATTTAACTCTACCTTCTAAACTTAAAATTAATTCAATTAATTATGATTTTCCTTTGGTAGCCCCAACTACAAATGATAGTTTTCTAATATCTAATACTAATAGTGAATTATCATGGAGCTTACCTACCGTTGTAACTAGTACTGTACCTACAACTACTGCAAATCAAATACCTGCAGGTACAATAGTACCTTTTGTAACTGGAGCTGAGTTTGTACCATATGGTTGGTTAAAATGCGACGGCTCTTCAGTAGCTGGTGCTGATTATCCAGACTTGTCAGCTGTAATAGGTAATAGATACGGTGGTAATACCAATAACTTTAACTTACCTAATTTAACTAACAGTGCATTGTATGGTTCAAATGTAAATGATCCGTTCTTATCTACAAAATATAGTATAGCCTCAGGTCATAGTACTAATACTAACGAGCTTTCTGCATTTGGTACTACATTTATTATTAAAGCCTTTCAGGATCGTGTACAAGCTCCCACAATTAATTTTAGCTCACCGTTATCAGCATCATTAAATGGGGTTGATATTACCAATACTGCAGCGGAATTTTTAAGCGGATCAATTGAAGTAGGATTATCCGGTTATCCGGAAAATAACTGCATATATAAGACAGTTTATCTTGATGCTCCCGTTATACTTGTTAATAATGAACGCGATTTATTTCCTAACCTTATGGATGCGTGGACAACATTTAATTTAGATAGTGTTGCACTGGCAAAAGTAGGTATAAAAGCGATTTTTGGAACGTTAAGACTTGGCGATCGCCAGATCAAAGGTGTAGTAAATATGTACAGTACATATGATAATTCGGTTGCTCCGAGCTCTTCACCGAAGAAATTTATTTTAGCTCAACATCAAGCACCTAACGAAAGACATGATATGCATGCAGCGGCGTTTTCTGCAAGGGTTGATAAAGCTAATAATAATATTTACCTGGCTAAAGATGCATATAGTAATGGTTCAGTATATATTGAAATACATGGATATAGTCTTTAACTAATGTAAATACCTATATGGAAGAGTTAATAGTTGAAGGTCTAGATTACGAAGATTTTGTTAATTTAAAAGAATACTTACTTAAATTATCGTTTAATGTAGATGAATTAGAAGAATTAGTAAAGGTAAAGGACATTCTTGGTAAGCTCGATCAGATAATTGACGCGTTTAATTAGTTCTACCGTATAAATATGTATAATGGCCTTACCATCCGACATTCTTCTACCATCTGATGCAAGATATTATCAGTTTGTAGAGACAGATTTAAGTTATAACTCAAATTATGACATAGTATGGTCGTTACAGTTTAAATTACCGGGGGATAATGTATACAATAGTAACTATGAGTATGCGTTTGGTACTTTTTTAACTTCATTAACGGCAGAGCTATCATCCTTACCAGGACAATATGTTGGAGATACTGATCCTCTATTAATATTAGGTCAAACACAACTATTAACAGAACAAACACCTACTTCTGCGATTACAACGGAAGGCGAAATAGATTTAATGGTTGATTCCACTACTTTAAGTGGTCAGCTTATTAAAGTAGTGTTTGATAGTACAGGTTTATATGGACTTTCAGGTAGAAACGGTAGAGGCGGTGTTGGAGAGCATCAGATAAAAAGAAATAGCTTATGTATACGTGATTATTTTCA